CAGGCTTGTTGTGGCCGTTGTTGGCGGGCTTGTTGTTGTCGTTGTTGGCGGGCTTGTTGTTGCCGTTGTTGGCGGGCTTGTTGTTGCCGTTGTTGGCGGGCTTGTTGTTGCCGTTGTTGGCAGGCTTGTTGTTGCCGTTGTTGGCAGGCTTGTTGTTGCCGTTGTTGGCAGGCTTGTTGTTGCCGTTGTTGGGCTTAGCATTGTTGTTGGCAGGCTTGTTGTTGCCGTTGTTGGGCTTGGCGTTGTTGTTGGGCTTGGCGTTGTTATTGGGCTTAGCATTGTTGTTGGGCTTGGCGTTGTTATTGGGCTTAGCATTGTTGTTGGGCTTGTTGTTGCCATTGTTGGCAGGCTTGGCGTTGTTACCACCGTTCGCCGCACGCGCCTTGTTAATAGCGTCAGTCGCTAATTTGAGAGCGATCTCACGGAGCTTCTTGGCACCATTGTTGAGAGCATTGTTCGCGGGCTGGTTATTGTTAGCCATAGTCGTAATATACTAATTAGTAAGATTATTTTTCCTCATACCTTTTTTTTTCAATACATTTTTCAATTCAGCCATAAGTGCCGCACGCTTGGCATTTACGGGAGGTTTCCTGGGTGGTGGTGGAGGAGGGGGAGGAGGAGGGATAGGTGGACCACCCCCAGTACGCATAGTCATTTGAGGAATGGGACCTACAATAGTTCTACATACCCGAATAACTTGCTGAGCATTTTTTACACTATTCTCAAAATTCAATCTAATTTTGGCGCGGAGTTCCTTAGCAGTTAGTTTCACCCGCTTTCCACGGACGTCTTTGGTAACTCGTAGACCCGCCTTCTTAGCCTTCTCCTTGAGATCTTTGTACTGCATATTACTATAAACAATTATTTTTTAAAGAATATGAAATATTCTTCACTTCCCTGAGTATTATCAACAAACTGTTTAATACCTCGTACTGGGTTGATGAGAGCTTTAGTAAATCCAACACGACGACCTATAGTTGAAATGTGAGAGGGTGGTAAAAGGTACATACTATGTCCATTTGTTGTAAGTTTTCTATTTCTAGAATGTTTTTTCATTCCCAATGGTACATTATTTCCGACGTATTTGCTTACATCCCAATCATTAGGCCAATTAACACCTTTTGCAGGGTAAAAGGTTTCATTGTATCGTACCCAGTTTGAAAATATACTACTTGTCCACCACGAGCTATATACGAGATTAGGATAAAGTACGTTACAATGCCCAAATTTATCGGAACGAATGGGTAAATCTGTATTTGATGCAGTCTGATCACACCCGTCACATATGTTATTGGGATCTACACCATGAAAAATAAATGTCCCACCGGGCCTGAGCCAATTGTACACATTTTCAATGAGTTTTTGAGTTTGATCCGTGTATTGTCCAGCGCCATACATACACGCTATAATATCATGTGATTGATCTCCCCATGCTTTACGATCAAGATAATTACCTTGAACTAGGGTTAATCCGGGGTTTTTGGAACGCGCCTTAGATATTTGGTCAATAGATAAGTCCATACCAGTTGTAACAGATTCTGGCCATATATCTTTCCATAGATTTAGATGATTACCCGTACCACACCCTAAATCTAAAACACTTTCGGGTTGAGTATTAACGTTTTTTGAAATGTATAATACTTCGGATTTGTATCTCTTTTTATCATACCAAATCATGTCGTATAATTTAGAATAGTCTTCGTTATACGTATCTTGACATTTGTGATTACTTTGTACCATATAAAAATAAACCAAGCTGATTAAAATTATGAATATCACAATCATCTACATTCTCACAATAAATATAAAATTTAAAGATAACGAACTTATAATTCTTAAGATGAGTGATGTTAATGAACTGAAAGTTATGATTAATCGTGTACTTCTCCCAAGAATACGCCAACTTGAGAACGAGGTTTCATCTTTGAGAAAACATACGTGGCCATATGTACAAGCTCGCAAGGAACATAACGAACTCGATGATATGGAGGCCAAGATACAATTTTTCAAAAATCTGGACGATGACACAATCAAAGAACTTCTAGAAATCAAGTCTAGACTGCGTAGAGGTTCAAATCTTCAGCACAGAGAATTTGATGTGATTACATATAGAAATCTAGAAAACAATTTCTGTTAATACTATATACGATGAATACAGTAGCGTTATCTAGTGCTTCATCTACTTCAGCTGGTGTAGTAATTTCATTGTTAGTGATGACATATTTAGCTGAAATGGACGGCTCGTTACCAAAAATAGCCCTAGCATGCTGTGCCTGTTCAACCTGCTCGGGTGCGATTAGGACTATACAGTATTTTTTACATGGTGTAGCTGGTATCAAGACATATTATCGGATACAATAATAAAATCTCAGACTACATTAAATCACTCACTATGGGTGCTGCGATGTCTTCTCTTTGGTTCTTCATCAGTCCAATTCCTGATGTATCAAACAAGGGTAAGTTCAAACAGGTTTCGTCATTCATGATGTTTATCAGTTGTATGTTCACAATGATCTTGATTTACTGGGGTAAGCAATTCTATGATGTGCACCCTGGATTCCCCGTTCCATTTCCACCATGGTTTTTCCCTGGTATGTTGATACTTTGTTGTTGTTGTTGCTGTTCGACCCTAAAACTATTGGGTCAGGCGAGAAAGATGGGTAACAAAAAGTAAATTAGAAGAAGTTATCGGTGCGATACATTTTAACCCCAAATGAACCAGTCTTACCAGTTATTGAGACTGTTTCATTTCCATATAGTTCCTGACACCCTATATCGTCCATACAGTCTCTAGTATTATGACTTACTGGTACGGGGTAAATTTGTTGACCGGGTGTAGTCGTGTAGTAGTGATACCTATCACGTCTACCACGAACCTCTTTACCATATAATGGCATAGTGGTTTCACCTGGACCCGTCAATATCCCCATTTGTTGCATCTGTCCAGGTTTATACTTTTTGATGGGTGGTCCTCTAAACTCTGGTTCGCGACGCACACTTACTGGGCGAGGTGTTAAGGGAAGTTGAGGTTGTGTCGGGACTTTCACAACCCTAGGGTTATACCACATGTAAACGAGAGCAAGTACCAATGCAATGAGGATACCCGAAAGCATGTGAGTTTTCGTCTTGTTCTTCATTTATTATAGTTAAGGAAAATCTTTCCGATAAAGGTATGAAGATACTAGCGATAGACATCGGGTATCACAACATGGGTATAGTTTTAGCTGAGTCTTTAAGTGGACCGAAGATTGTAGTTGAGTACATGAAAAAGGTAAGTTTAGAAGATTACAAGTATTTGAAGACCAATGACTTTGTTGACCTGGTTCCTTTATTTGTAGAGGATCATCAGCATCTATTTGATGCGGCTGAGAAGATACTAATTGAAAGACAACCCCCGGGTGGATTTACGAATATTGAAATTCTTTTACATTACATGTTCAAAGATAAGGTTAAACTTGTTTCACCTGTGAGCATGCATACACATTTTGGTATAAGGCATTTAGACTATGAAAAGCGTAAAGAACGGACTGTATCACTAGCCCAAAAATTTTTAAATGAGGAAATTCCGTATGAGAGGAAGCATGATATAGCTGATGCTATGTGTATGATCATGTACGACAACTTCCATTGTACAACCCACATATTCGATCGTTTTAGGTATCATCCACCTTCTTTAAAGATTTAATCTCATTATTCATGATAATGATTGAATTCTTGATGGCTTCCATTGCAGCGAACATTTCATTTGTGTTTCCGCGGTCAATGAAATCCTGAATATTTTTTAGGTTATGGTCAATTGACTCTTTACTAAGACGAGCATTGTCTTCAATTTTCTTTTTTGTTTCCTCAAGACGAGTTATTTTATAGTATATTGAGTCTCTATCACTCATGAATGAATGCGTTAAACTTTTGATTTCCTTTTTGAGATCATCTTGATGTTTATAAAGTTCGATACGGGGAGTTTTGGATCGCCCCTGATCAATATCCTTTTGGATCTCATGTATCTTCACAGAAACCAAGTTCTTTTCTTCATTGAATGTGTTAAATTTTTCCTCTACTATCTTCTCGAGACGACCAATTTCTTCTTCAATTTTGGTATCCATTATATGATGTGGACAATTTATTTTGAAAATAATCTGTGCACATAATAAATGCCGAGTGCTAAGCAACT